AAAACGTGCCCTTCTCAGTTCTCCTGGCTCGGCGACAGCGGTTCCATCGGCAGCGAAGCCTCCGGGAAAGTCCCGCCAGAGGTCGAGCCTTTCTCCAAAGGGCCCGTAACCCCCGCAACCGCCTGAGACCAAGCCGCGATGATCTCCATCACGAACTGCGTCTCCAACGTGGACAACCCATCGAAGTCGGCAGGCACCGCAGTGCCGTCATCCCCCTCGATGTTCCACGACACCAGAGCGCTGGCCACAATCTCCAGCAGCTCCCGGAACTTCCCGGACGTGGATCCGCTGTCGCTGACGTTGATGGAGCTGGAAAGGTCATCGATCTGCAACATCACGCCGACCGGCACCGAGTTCATGTAGACCTCAAGGCCGTTCATGTCCGGGTCGGCGAACACCAACTTGTACTGCTTCTTCTTCGGGGTGTACCCCATGACGAACTCCTTCCAGGGTGTGTGGTGTCAGGACCAGGTCGGCACAGCGCCGTTGGACAGAACACCAGGAGCGGACCACAGCAGCTCACCAGCGGCCTGGCGGTTGATGGTGTAGTCCGTGTAGAGGCAGGTGGGTGCCAGGGTCTTACCGTTCGTCACAATCGTGGTCAGGCGCGCCACCGAGGTGGACGGCACCGTCTTGAACACGTCGTGCTCCTGGTTGCTCGCCGGGTTGAACACGCCGTTCAGGGTGATGGTGAAGTCGGCGAGCAGCAGCAGCCGCTCATACGCGGACTTGTCGATACCGGTGACGTCCTGGACCCCACGGGGGGTAGCGAACTGGAGGTTGGTGATGTCGTTCTTGATGGCCTGCTGCGCGCTGGAGCTGTCGTCCACCGACAGCGTCGTCCAACCAAGACCGGTGACCTTTGCCATGGCGGTCAGCCCCTTTCGATAGCGTTACTGATTTTGTCTTGGTGCTCGGCAAAGTCCTCTTGCCAGAACCCCGCGTTCGTGTGCCGGTACAACCTGCCGGTCGGGTTACCGCGCCAGTCCCCATCGCGCACCAGGAAGTTCTCGGGACGTTCCAGGCGCACCTTGTGGGGGCCGGAGAAGCACTGCTGGCCTACCTTGAAGGTGAACTGTGCCAAGCCCCCTTCCAACAGCTCCTCAGTGAACGCACGACCCGAGGCAGCCCGGATGTACAGGGCCTGCTCCGACTCGGTTGGCACGATGGTGCGCCACCCGTGACGCCACCCGTCACATTCCACTTCGGCACAGGTGGCGTCCCTGAAGTGGCTGCTGACCGGGGCAACAATCTGGTACGTCTTGTACGCCGTCACCGGGGCGCTGGGGGCGATACGCATACCATCGCTGGTGCTGATCATGTTCATCAGAACGCCACCGCAGTCTGGTTCTTCACCAACACCACGTTGAACGTGGCGCTGGTGAAACCGCCGGTCGTCACAGTGGTGGCCTTCACGTACTGCCGCACCGTCGCCGTACCACCCACCGCAATCCGCTGGGTGGTGTTAGCGGCCGTGGTCTGGGTGAACGCCCCGGACGCCAAATCGGCAAAGGTCACGTTGTCGGCCGAGTCCTGCAACTTGATGGTGACGTCAGTACCGACAAAGGCAGTCACCTGCAAGTACGCCTGGAACCCGAACGAGGTGGCGGCAGCGAAGTTAACTCCGGTACCGGCAGTAGCGGAGGTGTCGGTGCGCAGGCCAGCGGTGAGCTGAACCCCCCACTCAATGCCGAACCCGTTGGACTGCGCGGTGACAGCCTCGGTGAGCATGCCAGTGTTGGCACGGGTCGGGTCATAGTTAACCTGCTTCGCCACCAGGCACGCAGCGGGGTTACCGAGGGTGGTGCCGCGCGCGTAGGTGAGGATCACGTCAGCGGTGGGCAGCACAGACAGCACCGCATGTTCCTGACCGGCGGTGGGGTTGAAGTACGAGGTCCACACGATCTCCCCGGACCGAAGGCCCCCTAGGCGTTCGTGCGCAGAGTCGTTGATGCTGGTGACGTCCAACGCAACCGGCCCACCGGAAATCTTCGACAGGCTGGCGGTGTCGCCGGACAGGTCGTAGCCGCCGACGTAGAACGCATCGCCGATGCCCGAAGTCTTAGCCATTAGTTCTCATCTCCTTCGTCATTACGGCACCTGCGCCCATGCGTCGTTCACAACCAGCGGCAACACGATCGTCATCACCCGCATCAGCTTCCCGTCCTGATTGATGTATCCCGCCTGGGCAGACAATGGGGAGCCGTGTTGCCCCAGCACGTCAACATCACGTACCGCACCACCCAGCGTGAACGCCCCGGTGTATGCGTTGAACAAGACGTCCACGGCAATCATGATGTTCGGGTCGATGTCGTCGTACGGCTGCTGCAACATCGACGAGTAGATCCGCACGTTCATCGCCACCAGCGTGGTGGTCTCCGCCAGACCCGAAGCCAGAGGCAGCGGGCCGATACGGTCAGCCCATGCCGCGCACACCAGGCCGTTCCCTGGCGCGTTCTTTGGCTCGTGAGAGTTGACGGTCTCAAACAGGCCCGTAGAGGCCGCATGAGAGGTGACCTGGGCAACAATGCCTACGATGTCCATCTACTCGCCGCCCTTCGCTGTCAGGGCACCCAGGATCAGCTTCTCAGCCAATGTGACGGCCTCCGAGTTGACGCGCTGACCCACAAGGCGGAACGTGGCGTACCCCTTGAACCGGGTGGTCTTGTTACGGGAACCCACGCCCTCCAGCCACGGACCGTAGATCACCATGTCGTCGTTCACCGACACGCCCTGCGTCACACGGTCCGTACGGATCTTCGACTCGTAGTAGCCGGTGGGGTGCTGCAACACGTTCGACAGCTGCGCCTGCACCATGTTCACGGCACGCTGAGCTACAACATCTTCGATCTCGTGGACCTTCCGGTCCACAGCAGCGTTCAATGCACCAGTGAACAATGGGCCCACCAGGCGGGTGGTGAATTCCATGCCGGACATGTCACACCGTCCGCGTTCTGGCCTTGCGGCCGTACTCGGCCAGCGCCTGCTTGCGGATGGCATCCAAGCTCATACCGATGTTGGTCTGGGCCCCTGCTCCCTGCCCCTGGGTGCGGGCGTAACCGCCGGTCTCCTGAAGAACGCTGTTAACGGCTTCCCCCACCGCCAGCTCCTTGATCAGGGACGGCACCACACCCAAGCTGACGGCCGCAGAGTTAAGGTGCGTGGCTGCGGTAGTGCCCAGGTCCCCGCGCGTCACAGTAAGGCTCCTGGGCGCGTAGATGGTGGCGCTGGTATGGGCGGCTAGCACCGAACCGTCCCACCCACGGATCACCGTCAAGCTGTTCCCGGAGATCGCAACAACCAGCACCTTCTCCGAATCCAGCAGCAGCACCTCGTTGATGAAGTACTTCGTGCCGTCCGTCACACCCAGCGTCACATCGTTGTTCACTGCCGTCGTCAAACCCGACTGCTGCGTCTGTGCAGTGGTAACAAACGACTTATCCACCACCAGCATCCGCTCAGAATCCACCACGATGCTGTCGCCGACACCCACGGCCGCGCTGTTCGTAACCGAGGCAACCGTTCCGGTGGTATCGGTCATAGCGGCAGCGAGAGCGCCAGCTGGTGCCGTCTTCACCCAGTAGCCGAACGTGCCGGTGATAGCGACGTCCCGCTGCGGGGTGTCGCCCTGCCCGAACGTGGCACTGGTGGACCGGTTCAGCTCCAGCCGCGTGTACGGCGGGGCGTAGTTCCACGGACCCCAGAAGACGTCAGCAGCGGGGATGACGTTGCCGCCAGAAGTAACCACCGGAACGTTCACGGTGACGTCAGCAAGCTCCGCCTGGTCGAGATACACCTTCCACGGCCATGTGGCCTGGAAGTTGGGCCAGTCGAAGTACTTCGTGGTGATGGTCGGGTAGAACACCCGGTGCATCAGCGAATCAACAGAACGGGAAGCTGACTGGATCGCCCGGTCGATCTGCTGGTCGCTGCGGGCAGTGAACTTGATGTCCACCGCGCGCATGACCTCTTCGCGGGTTGCGTAACAAACTTCAGTAACAGCCATCAGACCTCACCCCGACTCTTGGGAATGCCGACATCAGCGTTGCGCACAGGGCGCATCTTGTTAAGCGCACCCAAGGTGCACACATCGCTGGTCGGCACCTTCGACTCGCTTTCTGTCCTAGGGCCGGAGGGCCCAGGAGCCGGGATCTGAAGTTGTTCCTGCAACTATCGCACGTGCAAGACCATGAAGTCAGCAGCCGATAGCGGTCTGCGTGGTAAGGGTCGTGCTCGTCCCGGCCCACTTCACGTACCACCCGGCAGGCAACCGGAACGAAAGCAACTCGTCAGCAAGGGGAGTAGCACTCGCCATGATCGTGTTCGCCGGGGTAGACGTCGGGCCGATCGCCAACGTAAAGGCAGTGCCAGCCGTACCGATCTGCAAGTACACGAGGTAGTCACGGGTGGTATCGGCAAGTTGTGAGGCAGTTCCGTTAGCGAACGTTGGAGTGATGGCCGGAGCAGAGGTAGCAGTGTTACTGCCGCCATTGATGTCCAGGAGTGCAGTGGAAGACAGGACACCAGTGACGGTAGCCGTCCCGCCGATGGCCAGGTTGCCGGTGATGGTGCCGCCGGTAGCGTCAATGCCAGGGTTGAAGAGAGGCATCGGGTCACCAGCTCGTCAGTCGGGCGTTGCCGTTCGCCGAGGCCCAGATACCGTCTACATTCCCCGCGTACAAGGGCTGCGGGAACTCGTAGTAGCCGCCCGCCGCAATCTGCACCGTGTACGAGGAGTTGGTGGCGGTGGTGCCGAACTTGACGTACAACACCGCCGTCGAGTCGTTGTAGATGGTGCGCGCGTTGGTACCGGAAGCGGCAGCAAACAGGTTGGTGTTGGTGTTAGCCGACGCCACGTTCGCAGTAGTGGCCGTGGTAGGCCGTGTCACAGTCATAGCGTCTCCTACATGCCGCTCATAGTCTCGGGGTCCCAATCGCGGGGGTACTGCCACCCGTCGTACGGGCAGTACAACACCCCGGAATGGGATGACGGGCCGTTCCGCAAGGGCTCCCCGTCATTAGGGCAAGCAACCGGCGGGACGCTTTTGTAGTACTCGATGTACTCGGCCTGTTGGACCAGCGTCGAGTACAGGTCCCAGCCCATAGTGCCTTTAGCCACGACCTGTATCCCCTCTGTTGTAAGAGACGTTGTGGACGATGCGCCATACCGTCTGCTTAATGATGCCGTACCGGCGTGCTACTTCCGCCTGAGAGACCCCTGAGGCGACGAGAACACGAATCTCATCGGCCTGTTCGTCCGACAGCGCGGCGTTCGCAGGTTTTACGCCAAGCTTCGAAGGGGGCACCACGCCGTCGTACTTGGCGTGACAGCTCCGGCATAGAGCCATGTAGCCGTTCGGGTCCGTTCCGTCCGTGCCGTGAATCTGTGCCCATTGGGTTGATCGGCGACCGCACCCGTGGGAACACGGGTAATCCCGAGCCTTCCCACGGGTGCGGTAAACGCGCATGTGATTGACGTGATAAACCGAGGAGGCGAGAGTCATGGGGGCAATGCTACCGCAGGTCGGTGCCCATGCCGTCACGCCAATCATCAGTTCTCCTGACGCGCTGCTTCGTATTGCTCCAGCACCACGGCGGGGATGGAGCCACGATCGCTAACGTCCAGGCCATTGTCACGGGCCCAGGCCCGAACCTCAGCAGCAACAGGGGCAGCGAGGTCACCCTCGGCTTCTGCTTCCTGTTCGGCTACGTCTTCACGTTCTTCATGTTGCTGTACGGCATGTTCATCGTGTGCATCTTGTGCAGCGGCATGAACAACACGTTCGGGGAGTGCATCAGCTCGTTCATGCCGGTTCGACGGACGAGCCACAGTGATCTTCGGCATTTCGTCTCCTTCTGCGTTCTGGTACATGGGCGACCTGGTGCCGCACCCCGGACACGCCATCAAACCGATTTCGTATTCGCTGGTGCAGCCCAGGCAGCCCATGAAACCCATTACGCCACCGAAGCCCCGTCATCGAGGGGGATGTACGTCAGGTACCACTTCATAGCACCGGTCTTGCTGGCACCGGTGGTCCAGGTGATAGTCCCGGCCGAGACCACAAACGGGTTGGCGAGGTAAACAGCGCTACCGGCCTTCGCCGCCGTAGCCATCACCGCAAGACCGGTCGGGAGACCGGCAGAGGATGCGACGGTAACAAGCGTTCCCACCTCGGCGCTGGTCAGCACCGTAGTAGTAGCGATACCGGAGGTCTGGGCGGTACCGACAGTGGGCGCGGTACCCAAAGACAGCACCGGGTCGGAGCTCTGAACCACAGTGGTGACAATCCCCACCAGTCCGGTCACAAGGACCGCCCCGCCAGAAACCGTAAACAGGGTGGCCGTCGCCGACTGCGGCAGGTTCGCCGCAGCCTTAGTAACGATGTTGCCCTGCTGCAACGTCCGCAGCTGAGTGCCCTGAATGAAGTTACCCATGTCAGATCACTCTCCCGGCAGCGAAAGGTTAGCCGGGGTGCGCTTCACAGTCAGGTCATGCAGGATCGCAATGACGGTACCAGTCGAGGACGCGGTGCAGGAGACGTAGTCAAACCCGTCATCCAGCATCGCACCCGAAATCCAGATCGCCACCACGCTGCCGGTGGTCACCGAAGCGACCTCGTCAGCGGCTGCCTGCGTCTGCTTGGTCCACGCCACCGAACCGTCAGTGTCGGTGGTGGAGTAGTACCGGGAGATGACGGCGCCCATGTCCTGGACACTGCCGCCGCCGGAGGTCTTCGCCTCGGCCACGTTGAACGTGTCGGTGTTGGCGGAGGTGCAGATGAAAGTGACTGCCGAGCAGTCCTTCATGTTGATGTAAAGCCCAGTAGCAGCCGGAACCACGTTGAAGACGCGGCCAAGCCCTTCCATGCCAGCCATGCTGGCCTCCTTACAGTACGGCGCTGTCTTGGGCTAGGGGAGCCAATGCCTAGCTTGCCTATTCGGAGCAGGGGCCCGGCGGCCAGAGTGACCGCCGGGGCTTTCTCCTACCGGGGTTTAACGGTTCGCGATCTGCACGAACGGCGACAGCGTGGCGCTGGAACCGTTGTGCGGGGTGAGAGCGGACTGGAGCCACGGGCGGCCGTCCACGCGCTCGATGATGCGGTAGGCGATCTGGTTGTTCTGGAACAGGAAGTGCTCCGAGGCGTCCACCCGGATCTGCTGGCGGTCACCGATCAGGTAGTAGCTGAGGTCCACGAAGCTGATGTCACCGCTGGTGCCCAGAGCCGGGGTCTTCTCAGTGAAGATCACCGGACGGCCCAGGATCGTCATCGGAGGCATGTCCGAACCCGGCTGCGACCATCCACCGATCCACACAGGACCGCCGCCGGTACCCACGGACAGCGCCATGGTGGCCAGCTGCGGGAACGTGTCGATGGAGGCAACCCACACAGCGTTCTTGAGGCTGGTGGGCAGCATCCGGGAGTACATCTTCACGATGTTCTCCCACACGATGGTGGCTGCGGTCTGGCCCGTCTCCTTAGACACCGACACCGAAGCCGGGGAGTTGATGAAACCCTCCGGGGTGCCAGCGCCGGTCTCGGTCATGAACGCGACGTCCTCGAACCACGCCAGACCGGCAGGAACGCGGGTGTCGAACCAGCCAGCGAACGCAGGAGCGTCATCGATCAGCTCAGCCGGGACCTTGAAGAAGCCGGTCAACTTCTTCGCGTCCAGAACAACGTTGCCGTAGGTGGCCGTGGAATCAATCAGCGCGGCGGACTCCTCAGTCCAATAGAACTGAACGCCACCGAAGATGCTGGAAACGTGGCTGGTGTCGTCAACGGTCGGGATCGGCACACGCAGTGTGGACATCGGAATGACCGTGGCGCGGGAACGAACGATCGACTCCTCCAGCGCCAGTTCCAGCAGCTCCGACCGCATGATCTCCGGGATAAGGAACCCACCAGCGCCCGGCTCCTCCGAAGAGAAGCTGTTCTGGACCTCGCGGATCTTCATCAGCTTCGACACGCGCTCGTCCGAACCGGGCCGCGAAGACTGGGTCTTACGGTCGTAGATCGCGGAGCAGTACTCGGCGATGGAGTTGAACCGCTGGTCAGAAGGCAGAGCCTGCTCCAGCAGCGCACCCGGGGCGGTCTTGTTGTAGACAGCGCCACGGCCCTTGGAAACCAGTGCGGTACCGTCCACGGTCAGCTGCGGCTTGCCACCGGCAAGCTGGGCGCCGAGCTTGGGGCCGCGCTTGCTATCATTGTCGCGGACCATGTCAAAGATGACCGACTGGACCTGCGCGCGCATCTCGTCCGTGGTATCGGTGTTGCGCTTCGCGTAGTCCTTGGCGTAGGCGTCCATGAACTCGACGGTGGTGCCGTTCTTAACAGCATCCACGCCAAAGTACTCTTCCAGCTTGTTCTTGTTGCTCAGGACGTCCAAAAGCCCTGCGGAGTCGGTGGGGACCGTGAGCTTAGTCATTGCTGCCCTCCTTCAGGGCTCGAACCAGAACTGCGGAAAGCAGCATGGTGTCCATCGTGTTACCGGCACTGTAGTCCGGGTTGATCTTCTTCATCGCAGCCTCCAGCGTCTCCCGCGCCTGGGTGGCGTTGCTCAAACCCTCGGTCTGAGACAGCCGCGCCAGGGCGTTACGGACACCAGCGGCGTTCGGCGGCGAAGACGGCGTGTACTTGTACGGGAGGGCCCAGTGAGCCTGAGTAGCGGGGTCACCCGTGGACTTCTCACCGGCACAGATGGCCTTGTAGAAGGCTGCCGGGTCATCGGAGACGGACCCGTTGTGCCAGGCTTTAGCGGCGTCCCACGGGGTGTTGTCCACGTCCGTGTTCAGCAGCACCGGCTCCTGCCGGGCGGTGGGCGGCTTCGTCGGCTTCGGAGGGATCGCCTTAATCTGCTTCCCGTCCGGGCCGAAGTAGTCGTGGTCAGTGTCGCCCTCGGGGGTGGCGTCGTCGTCGCCGTCACCATCCGGGTCGAACACCCACTCGCCGTCCCTCCAGCACCAGCCGTTCACCGACTCTTCGGTGCCCATGGCGTTCCACACAGGGGCCTTCACGGTGTTGACCGGCTGGCCGGTACGCGGGTCGAACACCGCGTCCACAAGACCCTCGTCCAACGCCTCCTGCGCGTTGTACCAGGTCTCCACCTTCATCTTGTTGCGAAAGTAGTCCTGGGTCTTGCCGGTGCGGTCCGCGTAGATGGAGGCAATCTTCTGGGACTCGCGGTTCAGGATGTCCACCATCGCGGTCAGCTCTTGGGCGTTGCCCATCGCCATCGCCATGCCGTCGTGGATCATCATGGTGGCGTTCTTGGCCATAAACAGCTTCCCAGGGGACGCGGCCATAGCAATGAACGACGCGGCGGAGGCAGCGACACCATCGATGTAGATGGCAACGTCCCGTGCGCACAACGCGTTGTAGATGGCGATGCCGTCGAAGATCTCACCGCCACCGGAGTTGAGCCGAAGCTCCACCGGGCCGTTAATCTTCGAAAGGTCATCGATCAGGTCACGGGCAGTTACGCCCGACAGCCCGATGTCGTCGTAGATGTGAATCTGCGTCGGCCCGGCCGCCTGATTCGTCACCCGGTACCACTCACGCGCCTTGGCGGCCGTTGCGTTACGGAAACGGCTCCGCATCTCGTTGGGGTTCATACGTGTACTCCTTTTCGCGGATAGCCGTTGAGCTGACGCCGCATCAGTGCCGCAAGTTCACCTTCAGGTTGCGGCACCTGGTTCGGGTTCTTCTCCGGGAGCGTCGGGAGCGGCCCAGTGCCCTCCTGCGGGGCCACCGGAGTCGGGGCCGGGGCAGTCTCCGCCACACCCATGTCCGGCAGCCCAGCAACCTCCAGGATGTCGTGCATGTCGTAGCCCGCCTGAGCCAGAGCAACCACCGCCTGAGCCTTCGCCAACAACTCCGTAGCAGCAGTCTCAGCATTCACCGGGGACGGGTCCTCATAGTCGAACTCCACACCTTTACCGGCAGCACCGAACAGCGGAAGCAGTTTCGCATTCAACGTGTCACGGCGACGGTTCAGGCGTGGCAGCACCTGCCACGCCACGAACACCTCTTCAGCGGTTTGCGCGTTGGCGCGGTTCACGTCCAAGGAGGTGCCGAGCATCGCCGGGTGGACACGGAACGCCTCACGGATCTCATCCCGGTTCGCCAGTCGCAGTGCCCCGTACTCCAGATCCTTGTTGGTGTGAGAGTTCGCAGTCCACGTCGTTCCAGCCTCAAGGACAGCGACCTGCCCTGCGCGGGCAACACCCCGGTGGGACTCGCGCCACCGGTCAATGATCTGGTCGAATTCCTCGTCGGTGAGGTTGTTGGGGACAGTGATGATGCCACCAGGGTCCGCACCGTTCAGGAACAGGTTTCGCTGGTAGTCCACGGCGTACCGCTGCTGCTGAATGTTCGGGAGAATAGAGGCGACAGCACCGGAACCGCGATACGGGTCCAGGGTGCCGGGACGCTTCTCCATGATGACTTCGTTGTTGCGGAGAGGAATCTGGGTGCCAGTCTCGCTGGTGTAGATCCACCCGGCGATGAAGCCGTTGGGGTCGGGGACGGGTTCCATCCGGTCGGGACGCACAATCCACATGCCGGTCGGGAACCCTGCCTCCATGTCCAGGACCCAGAAGGTTTCACCGGTCAGTTCGAAGTACTGCTGCGACGCCTCGCGGAACTCGAAACCCGAGTGGAAGTCGTTGGGGTTGTTCCACACTTGGATAGCGGCGTGTTGCATCACTTCTACACGCTGGTCAGATCCCTTATCGGCGGTGCTGTAACGGACACGGCCGTCCTGCTTGGTGCTCTGATACAGATGCCATTTTGGGGTCGCTACAGACTCGGCAAGAAGGCTGACGATGGAGAAAAGCGTCCCGGACATGCCGTACTGACGCATGAACGTCTCGGAGTCCTGGCGGCCGTTTCCCAGGTTGAAGCTGTGGCCACGGAGACTAGCGCTGGAGGCGCTACCGATAGGGACCGGCGGGGTCTTAGACCCCTGGCTGTAGATGCGACGCAGTCCACTCTTCACGTCTGGTCCTCATCCGCAATGACGTACTCGACTGCGATGCAGCTAACGCCGGTGACCAGCCATCCCCAGCCGTTGCCCAGGTAGAACGCCGAGAAGTCGATCAGGCCCGTGCCGACAACAGTCAGCGGAATGGCCTTCAGGTTCGCAAGAGCAACCTTGTGGGGGGCGACAAAACGCCGCGTGGTGCGCACTACGGTTCTTTTGGTAGCGGCAGCGAATGTGGCAACACGGGAACGACGGTGGGCTCCGTCGTGTGTCAGTGCGGTCACTACCGCCTCCCGTTCATCTCATGCTGAAGAACCTGATCCGCGCCTTCGGGCCCGTTTCCATCTCAGAACACAGATACCTAATACAGTCCTGCCCGTGGTCGTCTTGCTTCTTTGGTGCTTCTTTCAGGCGGTCCGTACCAGACTGCTCCCACACGTAGCCTGTGATCTCTTCCACAGTTTGACACGGCAATTTCGATTCGACCAGTAGCGTATCCCGCTCTACCAGCGAATCTCTCATCAGGAACAGGCGCGGCTTACCGTCATCTGCGGCACGGAGACGTCGTTGTACTGCTTGGACGCCTTCCAGCACCTTCTTGGAGGCGTTCCTGGTGGGCAGCCCAAGCTCACGCTGAAGCACCACCTGGCCCTCAGCGTCGTGGTCGCAGATGATGGCTCGGGGTTTCGGTTCTTTCCACTCCCCGCGCCACGCCCCACCGGTGGTCTTCACCGGCTTCTTCAGCACCTGCTTGGCGATGTCC